GCGCAAACCATACGGCTGGTTTTTTACTCACCTTGCAGTCATTGACTACATCCTGCGCAAAGTCTAATTGAGTGAAGATTATATCGGCCCATTCGTGGTGAAAGTACCAATCATGGGTACGGTTGAATACCGGTATTCCTTCGTATTCGTAGTATTCATTGTTCATTGCGGAGGTCATCACCTTCACTTTGTGACCTCTTTGCAACATCCATTTGTTGATGGCGTGTGCCATCCATTCTGATCCAGATTTTGCCATTGGCAAGTAGCTCTGAACGTGCCACAAGATGCGCAGTTTTTTTGGGTATGTGTTTTCGTTCACGCTTTTTCATGCTTAAAAGTAAGGGGGAGGAAAAGTCCTCCCCCTGTATCATTCTGCAAATGATTAGATAGTAGCGTAGATAGTACTATTAGGCAGCATCAAGTTGATAGCTTCGTAGCACTCTATTCTAGCGGTAACCATGTTGGTCACGAAGTTGTTTTGATCTTCGTAACTTAATTCGATGTTCAATCCGTTTACTTCGATACGCTCAATGAATGAGTTATCAAGTACCAATGCACGGCTATTAGGAATCCAGTTAACGCCAACGATAGGCACACCAACTAAATTCAAAGCGCCGTTAGCACCGATACCCAAAGAACCTGCACCGAGGTAGTAACCATTGGTGAAAGATTCAATCAGTAAAGTGCTATAAGTAGCATTGCTAACGAAGATTACAGAAGGACTGAAATCAGCAGCACGCTGATTACCAATCAACTGAATCAAATCTCCCAGGTTAGTAGCAGCCGAAGTGGTAGTTACACCGGTAGCAGCACCTGATACCGTAGAGAAGAAAGATGCATTCTCTGCTTTAAAGAAATCACGAGTTAACAAACGTGGTAGCGTTTGGCTCATGAATGGCAAAGATGCAAGCATTTGGCGAGAGAACTTGGTGAATCCGGCAATGAACTCGTTAACGGTTTTAACCTCGGTCAGAGAGTAGTTATTCTCTTGCTTTAGTGAACCTTCAAGTTGTGCAGCGATGTTGTTGGCATTACCAGTTGCCTCACGGTAAGTTACATACAAGCCGGTAGAACTTTGTACGGTAGGCACGAAGTCACGGAAGTTTACTAACTGTCCGGGCTGAATTGCTTGGCGAGTGTTGTAAGTCGCAACTGAATCACCGGAAAGGTTAGATGCCAAAGTGATAGTTTTTACTTCGGGCATCTCAATCAGAACACGACCGTTCTTTTTGATTTCGGCTTCGATGTTACGACCATCCAATTTCTCGGCCAATGCTTCGTTGAAAGATTTTGCAGAATCAGGATTGCCGGCTTTTACCTTAGTGGTAAGGGCATCGAACTGAGTTTGCATTGCGTTCTTAAATTCAGCAAGGTCAGCAGCAGAAGCAACTGATTCCAATTTTGCTTTAAGTTCATTAACTACTGATTTCGCTTCTATTGCATCGGATTTGGCAGTGGCAGAGTTTGCCAGTACTTGCGTGAGGTTATCTCCGATACTTTTCACCTCCGCAGCGATTTGTTCTTGTGTCATTTTGTAGACAGTTTAAATTTGTTGTTTAATTGTTTGAGAGCATCAAATACAACTTTGTTATCTTCTACCGGGTCAAGTGACTGCTTCGCTGCGTCGGGTTGAGTGGTGAGTTCTGATATAGCCGTTTGTATTTGTTTTATTTCAAGTTCCAAAAGTTGGAACGTTTCATCTGTGAATGTGCCGTGTCTAAATGCTTTGTAAAGAGAATCCAATCTACCAATCAGCGTTTCTTTCACTTTCTCCGGCTCCATGCCTTTATACATTGCAATTGTTGGAGTTTCAGGGTTGGCTGCCCATAGTACTGCACTACCTTCGTATAGCATCAATTCGGTAATGGTTCTCACACCTTCGGCCGTTGAATCCGATTTGATTGTGCTGAACCCGATAGAGTGCTGATTGATTAGTTTAGCTTCATAAAGTTTTAGTGCATCTTCCCCGGCTTCCGTTTCAATGATTGGTGTTACTGCAATCAGCATATCACCTTCAACGTACAATTCGGAAGGTTTACCGATTGCGGATTTCATGGATGCCTTATGATCAATCAATGACCAAACAAGGTTTTTACCTTTCGGGCCACGTTGCTCAATGGTTCGTGTAAATGCTCCAGGTGTGATGATGTCATTGTCCAAATCAACATTACCCATTCTAGCCCACACGGCTTTAACCTTGCGACTAGCCATGTCCACATCTTCCACACCGTTGCTTACATCCTTACATTGATACTGCTTCATTGATTAAACTTTGTAATTGCAAAAATAACGAGTTATTCCATAGATTCCACATAGTGCCAGCCGGCCCACGTAAACCACCACTAATCTCAACGGGTCTCTCTTGTGAATCTCTTACCACTTCAAATCCAACGGTACATCTACAGTTACATACATTGCCTGCGCTTCCATTCGGATCACCCGGATATTCCATGATGTCAATACTTGCCATCCCCGGAACGGTGAAAGGCATATCTGTAGGAACTTGCTTACCATCCATGTGCAAGTGGTCGAACTTATCACGGGGTATTCTGCGTGTACGATTATCATTAACCGAAATCCATTCTTTCACCGTTTGCAGTCCGGTTGATACTGCCCCAAGTAACGCGCCCTGATTCGCTGCCCTTGTTGTTTCGGTACGTGCAATCAGTTCAGCACGATAAGCATTAATACCTAACTTTTCAAGTTCCTTCATCATGTCATTGATACTCCACCCCTCTTGCATACCCTTTGTGAGAATTTTTCTCATATTATCACGGGTAGTGTCGGTTATCTCACCCGTTAACTTCTGCAAACCACCTTCCAGCAGCATTTTAATAACAATCGCCCATCTTTGTTGCGGAGTTAATTCTTGTTTCATCCCGGCACTGCGAAGAACCTTGTCATACGTGTACCTAGCCATTTGCTGCCCTGCGCCCTGATGAAGTGAACGAATGGCACGTTTCAACCCTTCTTCATCCGGTATCTCCCCGTTAAGTATTTGCCGGCATTGCTTATCTAACTCACGTTTGATAATCACCCGGTATTTCTTTCTGTATTTGTTATAAAGCTGGCGGTACATCTACAGGTAGATTGGTGAAATCATCTAACGGCTGCAATCCCGATGGGATGTATAATTTCTGGTAATCTTCAATAGGGACATTCGGGTCAGGTGAAAGGCCCTGAATCTTTAACTTTTGTTCGGGTGTCAGCCACCATGCAGTATTTAACCACGTTGCCTGCTCCCCTCTGTTCGCTTCTAACTCCTGATATACGGTCATATCAAAGTCAACGCAAATATCAGTGTCCTTGTAACCCCAATCGGAGTATAGCTTTCGGTTGATGTTATCACGGATTGCGACAAGTTCGGGAAGAACGGCACGAAGGGTGAGAGATTTCTCCGCTTCTTTCATGTTATTGTATGTTGCTGCTTCCTGACTGCCAAGCAGTACGGGTGGTACACCGTCTATTGAGCAAAGTGCTTCCTTATCCCATTTCTCTGATTCTATTAACTGCAAATCTTTCGCAGGTAGGCCCATTTGCGCCCATCCTACTTTGTAACCTGATACCGCAGTACTTCCGTACTTCCCGGCACCCGTATTCGTAGATATTGACTGCTTTAATGCCTGTGCCTGACTTGCACCGGACAATGGGTCGAACCTCACGTCGTCCATGTATAACACACCCAAAGGCCCCATATTATCAAACATTGCAACAGATGCTTCTTTTGATGAATTGGAACGTGTCAATACCTTACTTGCTGCCCGTAATGGTGACAGGCCGTATAACTGCCCTCCCGTTGCTGACCATTCGGGATTGAAGTATTTATCATGCAGAATTTCTAATGTATTGAAAGGAATGTACTGCCCGTAGTAAAGTTGATAGGCAACCTTCTTCGGGGGGAATTGGTCTATGTCAACCTTTACTGCCATGTATTGTGAAGGCAGCATGTACACCTCTAACGGCTTACCTTTATTAACCGATGCTTCACCTACCATCTTTGCGTACATGAAAGCATTGCCCGTTATCTTCTTAAACCCTACCCATTGTTCTATGATGTCTGCCCATGTATCCTCCCCGTTCGGGTATTTCAGCATTTCCTCTAATCTAACATCCTTATACGGCTCTAGTGCTTGTTCTTTGAGTTCGTATAGCTTCCGCATATCCGGCTCACGGTCCATGAGCATCGCCTTGTATCTTTTGGCAGCATCCTTATTTTTAATCTTGTAAACACCCCACGGAGCAACCTTTGCTTTTTGCGTTATCAGTGTAATAATAGAATAGACAAGATCATTGCCCATGTAACTATCTTTCACTATTTCGGCCTGATTCTGCCCATCCCATGTAAGTAGGCCACGCTCTACCGATATTTGAACAGGTGATTTTATAGGTGCAGCTTTGCGCTTAAGAAAATCAAATACCCCCATATTAAAGATTTAGTAACAAAATTACACCGAATTACCTTACCAAACGGCTACCTGG